ATAATTTAGAACCCTTGTCGCTGTATATATAATTATTTAGCTCTTTAGCTATGTTAGTTGATTCAGGTGTTATTACTAAATGATAATCTTGCATACGTGTTATACCACTTTCAATAGTTCCTTTCTTTACAGGTTTAATGTTTACTCCTAAATGCTTTAAGTCTGCTATTAGTCTTGGCTCTGCTGAATCTGCTATGATAAGCTTCTGACCTACCTTGTCTAGTATTATCTGTGCTAGTTCATTTGACTTTAAACCATTCTTGTATATATGCTCTTTAAGATATATCCTTTGTTTCTTTTTGTCTATTGCTACTTCAGTTAATGAATCAGGATCAACTGAGAATCCAAAGTCCATACCACAAGATGTCTGTAAGTTATCAGGATTAAATTCTCCTATACTCCAATTATCAAATACTACACCATCTGCTCTGTCTAACCAGCCTCCGAGTATTTTATGTTGATACTTCTTAAAGTTATTGTGCTTTATAGTCTTAATACGTGCTAGGAAGCTCTCTGAGAGGTTTTCTCTGTTATCCTCGTATGTACTATGGATATAGCATACATTGTCTTTAAAACCATTATATCCAGCTTCAACTCCTTTGTCTTCAAAAAACCTTTTATATATCCAATGCTCTTTAGTAACAGGATTAAGTATAAGTATGATTCTATTCTGTATATTCTTTTCTCTAATACTTAAATCTATTGTATCAAATATATCTTCATCAATAAGTTCTTCGGCTTCATCAAGTACCCAAGTGCTTACTCCTTGTAATGACTTTAGACTTGCAGTCTGATTACCAGCTGATGTTTTAATACCTCTAAATAGTATGTCTGATTTATTCTTTAGATTGACTACCTCTGCTTTATTTACACTAAAGGTATTTTCATATCCTAATAGTATTATTTTTTCTAAGAACTCAGGTATGATTGACAAGTGAGCTGATACCATTGTAAAACGTGTAAACAATACTCTGATGCCTTCTGTCATTGTTAGTAGTGTAAGAAAGACTGTAACAGCAAATGACTTACCTGATCCTCTACCACCTGTGATAATGTAGTATCTAGCTTTAGATGAAAATAGTTCTTCGTATTTCTTATTCAGTATCAATTCCTGTAAGTTTAATAACAGGTTCAGTTTCTACAAAGTTAATGATAGGCATATTTAAACTTTCTTCATTAGTTGTTACATCAACTCTTTGTTGAGGTTTACCATAGAAGTATTCAAAGAATAACTTTACTGCCCATTGTTCTTTCTTTTCTAATCCTTGTTGTAGTGAGTCTAGTGCTAGACTATTCATAGGTGTTAGATTCTCTATAAGCTTTTGTTCATCTGCTTTTGCTTTTCTACCTGCTCCTGTTCTTTTTCCTCCGTGTGTACTCATTTTGAAATAATTTGATTAATCAAGTTGTTATTATATAATAGAAATTACTCATATTCATTTGGTAGCATTAGTCTTACACCTAATTCATACAATGCCCATATCCTTATTTGATCTGCATATACTTCAAAGTCTTTAGTATTCATTTTAGCTGTACTGTTTACTACTTGTAATCCTATTTGTCTTTCGTTTATATCTATACTTTGCCATTCACTAGCAAACTTTATTTTAAGTGTATCGTGCATTTCATCAGGAAAGTAACCTAGCTCTGATGCTAATGGTTGTACTATACAAGCCCAATAGTAATTGTTCTGCATTTTGCTTCTATTGTTTTTTTGTTTCTTAACATCTACAATATAGTCATTACCTAATTCTTTTAGATAGTCAAATAACTTTTGCTTGTCTTCACTATTGTTTATGACGTACTTCATTAATCAAATGATTCATTTATACCTCTTTCTCCTACTAGCTTTTCTTTAGCACCTTCCCATAGTTTATTCCTTCTCTTAGTTAGAGATGGTTCTGTACGTTTAATTGTAGGCATACCTTCTTCTGGTTTACTATCCATCCATAGACCACATTCACATCTAGCTTCTATTGTTCTCCAGCCATTGTCTCTATATCTAATAGTCTGTTTACCTATTTCTTGTGTGTTACCACATTTGCAACTATATAATGTCATTGTAGTTTATCTAGTTCAAAGTGTAAGTGGTTTATAGCTTTTCTTATATCTTGTATGCCACCATCACTATGTTTGTTCTTAGCTCGTAATAGATAACTTACAGCTGTTGCCATATTGTAGCTTAGATCAAAGTCTTCTACTACTCTACGTGCTTCATATCCAAAAACCTTACCAATGTAATAGTCAGGTATTCCTAGTTCTTCTTTGCTCATTAACATCTTAGGATTGATTCCTTCTTTCTTTGTCATTTTCTAGTATTTTAATTAGTCCGTCTTGTGTGTGTAAAGGTTTAGCATCAGTAAACTTTCTATATTCTTCAGGAGAGTATATAAGCTTTACTTCTTTTACTAAGTCTTCATTGTATTTCACTACCCATCTACTTGAGTAGTGCATCTTATTTCTTTTTAGGTGTGCTAAGTAACTCATTGGCTGTATTTTTTATATAGTTTCTTTATACCATCAAAGCAAGTTGATATACAAGAACCACAATTAGTATTAGTTTGATAGTTTGTATTAAATATAACATTGTAAGTCTCTATCATTTTCTTTTTAGCTTGTACGTTCTTTGCCCTTCCTGTTTTTAAGTCTTTCCACATATTTAATATAGCATCTATTATTTCTTGTGGTAAGTCATCAGGTGCTTTCATAACTTCTGACGTTTTATCCCAATACTTCTGTGGGCAATGTTGGTTAGCTATACGTGCCTTGATTTTCATAAAACACATACAAATTTTACAACTACCTGTTGGCTTATAATAGTAAGCACAACCCTTACAGATTTCTATCCTATCTTCATAGACTTCATTTTCAACAAAAAACCTATTCATATTATTCTTAATTGAGATGTATGTTCATTTAATCTTTTCATAGATGCTTCATAATATTTTTTATCTAATTCGCAAGCTGTCAAGTCGTAACCTAAATTATGGCAAGCTATTGCAATACTTCCACTACCTAAGTGTGTGTCTAGAATCTTATCTCCTTCTTTTGCATATTTCATTAAAATATTTTCGTAAAGTTTAATCGGTTTTTGTGTTGGATGTATTCTTCCATCATAATCAGCACCTATAAAACCGTCATATCTACAACTTATTTTTTTTAATACATTAGAGCAAGAAGTCCACGCTAACTCTCCGTCTGCAAAAGAAACATCCTTACCTTTCTCCTTATCCCAAAACAACCATCCTGAACTTATTGGCAATCTGAAATAGTTGCCCCCCCATATAATCTGATTCTTTGATACTCTGAACAACTCTATAAAGTACTCATTGCTAGGCGTTTCGCTATCCCAACTCTTTTTAGTCCATTTCTTATTTTTACCCTTGCCCATATTCATCTTAGAAGCGTTAATGCCATAAGGTGGATCTACTATTGCTAAGTCAAAATGATTGTCTGCATACCTTGACATTAACTCCATATTACATTCGTTTGTTATTTTCATTTCTTTCTCCAATCAGGATGTCTAAAGCCAAACATCATTACAAAACTATCATTCTTTACAGGATCATACATCTTCATTTAATTCATTTTTTAGTATTGTTCTTACTTTATCTATTGTTGTAAATAAACTATTACGACTTATCTTAGTCTTTTTAGCTAGTGAGTCTAATGTATTGCCCTCATAGTAATATAGCTTAAACAACTCTCTGTCGTACCAATTTTCTAGCTTGTCTAACTCTTTGTCTATAATTTCTAATTTATGTAATTGAGCATTGTCTACTTCTGCATTAGGAATGTTTGATAGACTCTTATAATAACTATTATCATTTCCATAGTCAAGATGATTACTAGAGACGCTAACATTGTTAGTAAAGCTATCAATACGTGTATAATACTTTTCATACTTATAATAAAAATTACTTCTCTTACTTGTCAATGCCCTTCTTAGTGCTACTGCTCCGTATCTTGTTAATCCATCTACTCCGTCTTTATCATAAATTGACTTTAGTGTTGTTGGATTCATTTGCATAAAATATAACATCAATTCTTGTACTGCTTCATTTATCTTGTTTTCATCTGTCGTTAATCTGTATGACATAGTTCTAAACTTATCTGTAAGCTTAGCTATTTCAAGATATATCTTATTCATTTGTTGTTTCTAATAAACTTATTTTATCTACTGTCTCTTGTAGTATTTCTTCAAGGACTACCTTATACGTTCTTATTACTGCTCTGTTACGTTTAGTTTCAACTCCAGCAAAAAAACCATTTGTAGCTACTGATAAGTTAATTGGTATTATCATAAGCCAATCATAAAAGTTATTTTCTTCAACTCCACTACCATAACCATTATGATATTCTAATATAATTTTTAAAACATCTTTGTAATTATTGTACTTAGTTTTACTACTTACGTCTTTTGCAAACTCTTTACACATATTAATATAAAGATCTATTAATGCTTTGTGTTCTTGACTTGAGTAAATAAGTTCTATCATTTTCCAAATATATCATAATATTTTATTCAATACCCTTTTCTTCTTTTAAGTTTTTAACAGTTGATTTGTAATAAGTTATCTTTTCTTCATAGTCAGCTCTAGTAAATTTAGTTATTTGTCTTGCTTTAAACTCTAACTCTTGTGCAGTACCTTCTCCATACTTTGAGTCTAATGCTATTGAGAATTTATATTGTTCTCCTTGTTTAAACATATTACAACCTACACATTGTGGCTGACAGTTTTGTTCATCAAATCTTGTAGCTAAATGACTTCTACTTTGAAAATGTCCGTTCTGCATACCTTGCTTATAATTTTTAACACATCCACAAGTAATACATTGTACCATACCATTTTTACTATCTCTAAGTCTAATGTAAAGACTAAACCACTTATCAAGTTCTTTCTTAAGTTTGCTAATTGTTTTCATATCCTAAGTTTTTCCTCCATTCTTCTTGTAGCTTACCCTTACGTATTTTATATGCTTCTCCTCTTAATCCTGGTTCTTCTTCCTGAAGCTTAGCTCTCATTCTTCTTATACTCTCAGCATTAGTTAGTTCATTATCTGCATACTTATGTAAAAAGTTTAATGCAGTTATTTCTTCAGCATCTATGTTTTTACTGTTTAATTCTCTATACCAAAAGGAAGCTATGAGTTTATTGTCATTGTCTCTTAAGTGAGGTTTTTCTAACAGGATCTTTCTTATAGTATCTTTTGTTTTCATCTTAGTTCTCTTATTAGCCACATTCCAATAGCTGTTATTAGTACCCACCCTATCATCTTAAAGATTCTAATATCATTTCATAAAAGTCTTCTTGATTATTTTCTGTCCATTCTTCTATCTGCTGTTCAGTCATTTCTTTACCATTTTCATCTTCTGCATAACTTATATAAGCATCACAAAAGTCTGGATA